TCCAGGCTTTCTTTGAACCGCTACCTCTTGATCGTAGAGAGCGGTTTCACCGCCATCACCTTCATCAAGATATAAGAAGAACACAAGAAACCTTTTAATAGTTGCTAGATCACATGCATCGATATGTGGTTTAAACTCGCCATGATCTGCTTTATAATACTTCATTCGTATCGCTTCAAATCCATAATTTTCCGGCATTTGAATCTGCGACATCTTGCAGTCATATGCATATCTATTAACATAGTGTTCAAACACTTCCATCAAGAAAGCGATCTCTGCCTCGAATATGCTGTTGTGGTTTGGTAAATTGATTTGATTGAATATAAAAGTTTCGTTATCATGATACTCCCAACAATCTGGGTTTGCATGAAACTTCTCAATCAGGTGATTACAGTATTCCTCAGGAATTACGTTATCATATATTTTTACATACTTAAAAAGTGCTTCATTCATTTGTATACTACTAGATCTAAATCCTTATCAAGAATATCAAAAACGATATCTGTCATTTCACGAGTTGGGTCTAATCTTAAGTAAGCAAAAACTCTGTCCATAAAAATGAGCTCTTTATTGTTTTTGCTAGCAATCTCTAGACCTTCAAGAAATGTTTCGATATCATATGGATTTTCATAGAATATCTTCTTTTTGAAGTTCTCTTTGTTTATTTGTTGTGACATTGCCTTCCTTTTCGTAAATCTCTTGCAAGACGCTATGAAAGGCTCCGATGTTAGAATTGTTGTGGATACGATATGTCTTTACATCAAATTTCTGAGGTAGAACATATTGTTGATGAACCGGCGTTCTAAATTCATTCACATATTCGTGAATTAGGTTACCGTCAAAATAGCGTCGTGAATCTGTGGAATAGTCGCACCCTTCTCGTGTGAGTTGAACGAGTACGAAATTATCGGAACCAACTTTATTTATAACTGGTACCAACTCATCGATGAAGCCGCCATCTGAGATACAATAGTCCTTACCATTTACAATCTCATCAGCAACTGCTTTACCGAAATAGTCTAAACCACGTTTAGGTTTTATCACTTCTTCAGACACATATATCATTGCTTCACGAACAGACATATGACCTAATAGAGCAGAAGGAACTTCTTTTTCAGCTCGGTTGTCATACCTATCCATGAACCAAGATTCTTGAACATCAAAATATTTAATTGTTTCTTTATACAACTGATACTTAAACGAAAGGTGTTTAAAACCCTTCGCCTTAAAAAAAGCTGCAGCCTCGTCTTTACCGGCACGAGGAGGGCCGTTGAAAAGTATAATCATGCAAAGCTATCCGACACAATCTTCATAATATCATCAGAGAAGGCATTTTTCCACTCTTGCGGAGTCATCCCTGATAAAATAAATTCACGATCTTCTTGCCCAAGATAAGGAGCAAGCTCTGTAAGACTGCCGTATCCAGCTTGATACTCAGCATAGTCTCTAGGGTCGATGTTGATATTGCGAGTACGCTCAACACCTGAGAACACGGATTTGCGCTTAATAATCATAGTTTTACCTTTCACTTAATATAATTATATATTACACCAGTTGCGCTTTTTTGTCAACTTTTTTTAGTGATTGAACATGAGAACGATGTATCTTTACTTGAAGTATGCCGTTATAGTACTCGTCGTTTAGCAATACTTCTCTTTCCATTTGTTCTTTCAATTCGAGGTAACTCATCTCGCCTTTACTCTTACACAGATGTAAGATTTCGCGTTTAAAGTTGTCTCGTCCATGCTCTTCCACTAAAGCGTTAACTTCTTCTGAAGAACCAAAATAGTCTTGCCAATTAGACTCAACGATCTTAGTTCTACGTCTTGTTTTACCTTTGAGAGGAGGAAGTCTGCGTTTAGAAATAAGCGTCTTCTTACCAACGTATTTCTTGTTGTCAGATAAGTTTGTAATCAAGTACACGAATCCGACATAGTCTTCAATCATCTCAGAGGTAAATTCCTCTCCATTATAATACCACATATAAAAATAGTCCAATATTGTTTTAATGGACTATTTATTGGACTTATTAGACTATTTGTTAAGCATTCTCATGCAAGTAAATACAGAATTTTCATTTAAGCAATCAGACCAAACGTGGTATGTGTAGATAGAGATACCACCTATGATTACGACGATACCTACTACTTGTAAAAGCTCTTTCATTTCATTTTTCCATTTCTTGACTTAATTCAAACAGTTCATCGAGCGCCTCTGCCCGTGGATCTTTAATCTCTTCAAAGCTTTCTTCAATATACCGCATATTGTATTGAGAAGGATAATGCTTGAGTAATCTACGAGCTTCTTCACGAATAGCTTTTGGTACTCGAGGAGAGTGACTAGGAATACATAGTTTTAAAAGAAACTTTTCAGTGTTTAAGACTGCGTTTGTTCTTTCAATAGGTAACGTCATATCACCTCCGCATATTTGCTATGTCTTTTGCTTCGTCTGTTCCTCGCATAATCGGAACGAGATTGGACTTATGCATGACGCCGATACCGACGAGGAGATCGCCTGTGTATTGCTGGGGTTCTTTTCTGGCAGTCGATCCTGTAGGTATTGTGTCCGACGTCTTGAGGCTTGGATAGCTCTTTGTGTCGCGGACATTCGGTTTGGCTGGCGCATAGTCTAACTCCTTTTTCTTCCTCTTGAGATTTCCAGATATGTAATCCACATAATCTTGTAATTCGTCAAATTGAAGACTATGCATATTCTTACGACGCATGTCTTTGTTGTACTGTCGCCACTCGATCTCAACTTTTTTCATATCAAGCTTCTTACGCTTTTTATGAGATTTACCGTGGACCTGAACACCTTTAATCATGTGCATCGACATAAGCTTACACCTTTCATCATCATATAAGTATATACTATACTAAACTAAAACAAATGTCAACCCTTTAATGCAAAAATTTTAGTCTAGCCTCTAATTCATCTATATCTTGTATATAGCAGCCATCCATCCAAATTTGTGGTACCCATCGAGCTTCTTTTTGAAGTCTCTCGTTAAGCTCAGTTCTGTACTTAGTGTACTCAACATTTTTGTACTCGTATTCGCGCTTATTCTTACGAGCAATTTCTACTGCTTTCTTGCAGTTTGGGCAGTTCTTTTTTCCGTAAATTTCAATCATGGGTAATCCACTATAAAGGCGCCATCTGTATGAGACATAGCGAGATGCATTTCATTAAACTGTTTTGGTGTCATTTGAATGACTGAAAATCTTTGCATTTCTTCAAACCATTGTCTTATATAAACGATATCATCATACATTAAAACCTGCACATCTTCATATTGGCCCGACTCGTCTAATATGGTTATTGCAGTTTCATCCCAATCAAACTCTGTTGTCCACATCTAATGCTCTTCCCAATATTTTAACAACTCAATATCGCCATCATCGTTTACTTTTGTTTTGATAAACTCATCTTTAATTAAATTATCAATGGTTTCTTCGATGATTCTTGACATGTTCTCTCTCCAGAACATCCAACGACCAAAAAATGTAAATATAACCGCAGTTGCTAATAACCATAAATTCATTGGATCAAAAGAGATTTCTATCATGTGTAACCTTTCAGTATTTCCCAAGTTTCTTCCCATCCACTTACTTGATGGTTAGTTCCTTTTTTGTTTGCATTGGCTAAAGGATAATCATTTCCACCTTTATACATTGCATCCCCAAAGAAAATCACATGATCATCCTCGTTAAAGTCTTCTAGGATCTGAGCTTTGTTTCCACCAGTCCTATGTATATCTATACCAGTTTCACCGCCGATAGTTGCAGTAATTCCATCAAAATCAGAATTAATTTGATAAGCAATACTTTCTCTTTCTCGATGCTCTTTGTCCCAAACAACATATTCAGCTCTTTGCTCCTTAGTTGCACCTCGACCTAAGATACTAAAGTTAATCATACCACGGCGTTCTTCGATATGAGTACCTGTACGAAGAGGGAAACCGCTTGCCTGTAACCAGCCATTCATTAGATCATACAATTCTTTTGGAGGTGTGAACTCTTTTGAGTTAACACGCTTACCTTTAAACCATACATCATTGCCTTGACAGTTGTAAACAGTAACAACACTTTCACAAATCTCATTACCAAGCTGCTCAGCGGTTTTTGGATAATCAGATCCGGTTACAAGATACACTTTTTCTTTTTCAATGAAATTTGAAAACCAAGCTTCAAACTGTGAATCAATTTTACCACGGCTTGGTGTCAAAGTACCATCCACATCAAACACAAATTTTCTCATTCATCTACCTTTATACACCAAACTGTTTCGTTGTCTGCCCAAGGCTCATGAACCGCGGCATAAACTGTTGCCTCGATTTCACATTTCATTCGAGATTCATATAGAACATCAGATACACGAGTATATTTAGTATCGCCACTGGCTAATGCAGTTACAACGTATAAAGCCCAAAGATATTCCATTATTCCCGTCCTGTCCAATGTTTACGATTATGTGCTTTGTTAGTAAGATCAGAAAAGCGATCAGCGATTTTTCTAAGCTCAGAACCTAGAGTGTTGTCTGCTTCTTCCATAATACGAGCAACGTTATGCAAAGTAACAAGCATGTCTTGATCTTGTAAACGGATTTCAGTTGTATCGTAAATATCGTTTACAGCTTCGTAGGAAGGATAGCCTTTTTCAAATACCGGTTCTCTCATTTAATTTCCCTTTCTGCAACCCGTTTACGTAAATCGCTAGACGAGAAGC